TGAAGATTGATGGGTCGGACCGGCCAACTCATATATTTAAATGGCGGCCGGCAGGTTAAGTACCCTGTAACCTGAGCTGTAACCCTTATCCGTAACCTGGAGCGTGATCGATATGGCAAACAAAGATGAACTAACGCCGAAGATGGAAAACTTCGCACTTGGCGTGGTCAAGCTCGGTGAATATGCTGCGGCGTATAAAGCTGCGTACAACTGCGAAAAGATGTTGCAAACGACGATAAATCGTCATGCGTCACGATTAGCGGCTGTTCCGAAAGTGATGGCCCGCATTGAGCAACTTAAGCAAAAAGCAGAAAAAGCCATAATTTATGGTGTGGTCGATGCGATGCGTGACGCGGTGGATTTACACCTCGCCGACGCCAACGATTTGATTCAGCTTCGTCGGTTGAACTGCCGACATTGCTACGGTGTCAACCATCTTTACCAATGGCGCAGCGCACGCGAGTTTGCCGACGCGACAGCAATGTGGATCGAGCGAGACAAGTTCGACAAAGCTCGCCGGGGCCCGAAGATGCTCCCCGCACCCCGTCCGTCCGACGATGGGGGCTATGGGTTCACCAAGGTGCGCGACCCCCACCCCGACTGCCCGAAGTGCGACGGCGAGGGCCTGGAGGACATCAAGGTCACCGACACGCGCAAGCTGACCGGCCGCGCAAAGAAGCTGTACGCCGGCATCAAGGTTGCCAAAGACGGGCGCATCGAAGTGCTGACGCGCAACCAAGATGCGGCACTGACCAACGTCATGAAGGCGCTCGGCATGTTCACCGAGAACGTGAAGCTGTTGCCCCCTGGTGCTGCGCCCGATGGCGTGCCGGCTTTGCCTGAAGACCCGGCCGAAGCGTCGCGGTTGTATCAAGCGTGGGTGCGGGGTGAGAAGTAGGCTACACTGCGCACGGGTCATAGTGAAAACGAGGAACAACGACACCCAGAGGCCCGGAGGGCACTGAGGTAAAAGCCCCCTTCAAAACGGGGCGATGTCTGCGCCACTTAACACTCCCTGTCCCCTTCAACGCCTCAACGGTCCCGCCCGCTTGAGGCGTTGTCGTATGTCCTTGCAGTTTTGTCGGATATCGCTTGCATAAAACATTAATAACGTTTTACACTGGCAGCACACCAACCAACTGGAGCAAGCGAAGTGACGAACATCAAAGACGAAGCAGTCCGCGCAGCAAACGCACAACTGACGGCCGCAGGGCTTTCCTCATACAGCGAATTGCTCGAAATGCTGATCGAAGCAAAGAAAATGGGCTTGAGCTTCGACATCGGAAACGCCTACATTCGCCGGTCGTACATCGATCACCAAGAGCAACTCGTCAAGCGCATCAACGCTGCAACCAAGGCGTACGCATCGTGAGCGCGCAGCACACGCCGGGGCCGACATGGGACGCGCATGCGCGGAAGCTACTCGCTCTGCGTCGCAAAGGCCGCAAGGAGCGCGAAAGGACCGGCTACGTTTCTCAGGAAACCCGCGAGGCGATGCGGGCCGCGTTCGCAGGTGTCGAAGCCACCATTGCGCTCGACGCCATCGCCAAGGCCACCGGGAGCGCGTCATGAATCTATTAACGTTTTGGAAGCGCAAAGAAACACCAAGCCCTGAAGAAGCGCGCTTGCGTCGTGTTCAACTCCGGAATGCGCATTCGACCGATACGGCCGACGAACGCAAGCGCGCATGGCTGAAAACCCTCCGCCCCCGGATAAGCAAGGGTCGAAGCGGCGCGTGGTGGTGCGTCAGTGAACACAAGTCGCCGCAGCACGTTAGCGCGTTGGGGACCGTGTTTTACAAACGTGTCGGCGTGGGCAGCACGCCGCGCGAAGCGTACGATTCCTGGCTGGAGTTTTAAACATGACCATCAAACGCACAACGCGCAAAGAGGCTCGACGCCTCGCGATGGTCTACGCGGGCACCTTGCTCGTGTCTCAGGACTGGCCCGAGTGGGCACAAGATCAAGGCATCGATATTGACGACAACAACGCCTTCAATGCATTCATGGACGAACTGAAGCGGCTAGGCAAGCAAATGCTCAACCGCGCCGAAGATCGCAGCAAGGCCACCCAATGAACCACGATGAAACCTATTGGCGCGCCCTGGCAGCCGATGCACAGGACTATGCCGCACTCGCGTACAGCATCGCACGCCGGCACGCAACGGAAGGCGCTGCACAGCTTGCCCGCGTCTATCAGAACATCGCGTACGAAACGCACCTGAAGGCGTTGGCTCGCCTGGGGCTGGCGGCAGAGGAACGCGAGCGTACAGCGCCTAGCGTGCTGTGGATCACGCACAACCCCGGAGCCGCTACGGTACGCCCGGCGCACTCCGACGATTACGCACGCTTGACAAAACGTTAATTACGTCACACACTGACACCATGAAATCATCAATAGAACTGCGCACGCATACCGCGATGGTCGAAGCGGAACGTTGCATGAAGGCGCAAGAAATCGTCAGCGTGTTTGATCATTCGTTCGTCGTTGTCAGTGTGACATGGCAGGCGCAGCCCTGGTCGTGCCGCGTCGAACTGCAAGAACTGGTGCCGATTGACCTTCCGCCCGAACTGCCCGCGAAGGCCGCTTGGGATAGGTGGTGGAGGAAGCCACTGTGAGAACCCGGAGCGTAGTCGAACGGTATCGGCGCGCGGCGGTCAAAGCGCAGTTTGCCGCAGCCAGCGGGCATGCGTGGCTGACGGGTCGCATTACACGGGGAGCCAACCGTTCGGATGTTCTGTGCGATCAAGAATACGTGCGGCGCCTGTATGAGCAAGCTCGCGCCGCGTTGGTCGACATTGCCTGCCTGGAGCATCGAACATGAACGCAACATTCGAACGGGGCGACGTGGTGCGCTGGCAGTACGACCCGCTATATGACACTTGGGTCATGCGGGGCCGCATCCTGGCACTTGACACAGACAACCAAGTGTTCATCGTGCGGAACATGGCGGGCACGACTGACCGCGTGTCGGTGTTCGAAGTCAAAAAGTTACTACCAACGGAACGTTAATAACCATGAAACAATCGTTCGCTTATCGCGTGCTGGCAGTCGATGCACAACGTACCGCACACGATGTCGCCGAAGACTCGCGGCGCTTCATAACACGCCCGAACCACGAAGACGTGCGGCGCCTGTGCTGCCATGACCAAGCCATATCGGCGCAGTTGTACGCATTGGCGCGCGGCCGCGTGAACGAGGCGCACGGATGGGAGGCAATCGAACCATGATCGATCACGACGCACACGAAACGATGCTAGCCATGCTACGCAAACAGCGCCCTATCACCCCACGCCCCGAGCCGCGAACGCTGTCCGCGCGGGTCATCCTGGCGATTGCCTGCGCCGTTGGTGCGGTGGTCGGTCTGGCCGCGAGGTTCCTGCTGTGACTATCCAGATTACGCAAGCCATCATTGCCGCCCTGTACGCAGAGGTGAACGCGGTCGATGCGCTGCTGGTGCAGGAACAACGGTTCAACGACCTGGAGCGGTCTGAGCGCAACTACCACGACACGGCCCGGCTCCAGCGTTACGCCGCGCGATGCAGCAAGTTGCATGACCATCGCGAGAAGCTGCAAGCTATTTACATTGCCATCACGGAGCATGACCCATGGGCGAACATCCCGTATTGAAACCACGCATGCGGCAGCTAGTGCGGTCCACACGCTACACCGTGGACCTACGGCCTATCGACAAGCCGCGCCTCATGTGGCTCTGCGTGGGTGCCGGTTGCTACGTCTACGACGAGTCGGCCGAGCGGGCCTATGCGCGTTGGCAGGCTAAGCGTGCGGCACGGTGGGTTGAGCATACCCGAGCAAATCACATGGGTATTACTTGCGTAAAACATTAATAACGTTTTATACTGGAGGCACACCAACACAACCGGACGACATCATGGCAAACATTCCCTGCACCAACTTTCACACCCCTTTCGAACCTGTTTCCTACGATTGGGAGATTTTGGACGCAAAGGGCCGCGCTGTTGGTGCACGGGTCTATTCCTTCACGGTGACGCGCACCGCAGTTGACCGCGAACCGGGTGCCATGACTTCGATTTGCGCACCTGAAGAAATCGGCACATGGTTCGCTTTCCGCACGGACGCACTTCGCAACGGCAAACCCTTTGGTCCCGGATCGTCGTGGTATGACCATCAATACAAGACCGAAACCGAGCGCTCGGCGGCAATCGAAAAATTTCTAAAGGGTTCGAAGGCCCGCGCATTGAAGCAGTTTGCTAAATAATTTCTACCGCTGATGATGACCGGAAGCGGTCGAAACGCGGCGGGGCAGTGCCGCGTACGGTAGCAACAACCAAAGGACTGAAGATGACCACGAAGAAGCAGGACGCCTCGCGCCGCGCAATCGAAGCGTACGTTTACAACCATCGCGACGAAGACGTATATGACAAGGGTGTTGCAGCGTATGCCGTCAGCGGTATCACCACGCCGAACCCGCACGATCCGATCAAGTTTCCGATCAAACACGGCGCGTGGAATTGCGGCCTTCGGACGGCGCACCGCAAAGCATTCGAGCAACGTCAAACCCATTTCATCGCCAACCACGCATAAGGAACAAACATGGCTTTCACGCCTAAAGACAGAGAAGCACTCGCCGATGCGCGCGAAGCTTGCCATCGACTGGGTGCGCTCGAAACAGCGGCAATTAACGATGTGTCACGCATCCTGTTCGATTGCGGCCTGCAACCCCGTGGCGATTTGACGTGGGGTTATATTGCCGGTCACGCCGATGCCATCCGCGATGCACTGGAACCATTCGACAGCGGTGTGCGTGTGCACGCGAAGGACAACGCAGAATGAAAACCCTCGCAGCTATCGCCCTGCTGACCGCAGCGGCCCATGCCGGCGATTTGTGGCACCCGCTCGGGCAGGGCATCAGTGTTGCGCCTTCCACGTTGACCGCGCCCACCGTCACGACACGGCGCGTCATGCTGAAGGTTGACGAAGTGGTCACGCTGTTCGAATACGACTGCGCCGCTCGCACCGCGTCGATGCTGTACGTTCTACGGCCTGGACGTGAGCCGTATCCGCCGACGAACAATGCACCCCAGTCGTATCGCGCGGACAGCGCTCACGGGCTTGTCACGCGTTGGGCGTGTGGGAGGGGGATGGTATGACCGCACCAACCAAGCCCGGCCAACGCTGCCGCGTGATCGGCGGCAGCGCACCATTTAACGGTGAGGGCGAGAGTCCGAACAAAAACAAAGAGGTCGTGACGATGTTCCTGCACGACCTTAAAGCCGGCATCGAACAGGAAAACGTCTGGCACTGTCAGGGCGAAAACATCCAGACGTTTTACGGTGTTGGTAGTGAAGCCGACTTCCTCGAATGCTGGCTTGAAGTCATCGAGCCGCCCGGAATTGTTGGACGCATCATGCGTGCCATGGAGCGTGAAGCATGACACCCGACCAACGCCGGGCTGTGCGGTCACAGGTCGAAGCCGCGTTTCGTTCGGACCATGCGCGCAAGCTGGCGACGTTGGCTATCCGTGGCATCGCGAAAGACAACGGAGCTATGAGAGGGCGAGCTATCGCAGCACAGGAAGAAGCGAAACGTTACTACGAACATGCGCAGAGTCTTGCGATACGGGGATTGTGGGAATGATTGCACAGATCGTTAATAACGTATAGCATCGGGTCATGACCATCGAACCACACCAACTGCGCGATTCGGCATACGCCGCCCGTCGTGCCCTGCGCCATGGCGACGTGAACGCCTACCTGCGTCGAAACCGCAAGGTCGATACGCCCACGGTGCGCCGGCTCGCACAGATCATCGAGCCGCTGTTGTTGATTCACTGCACGGCACAAGCGGAAGCCCTGGCAATCGAAACTTACCTGAAGGAACTGACACCATGACGACATCCGACGAAGCCGAACGAGCCGGCCATATCCCCATGGACATCCGTGAAGGCGAGACGCCCGAACGTTACTGGCAACGCCATGCATTCGAATGCCGTGTGGCGACCCTGCTGGTCGATGCCCTGGCGGCCGGCTTCAAGGTCACGATCCACAACGAGCCGTTGTTCCCGCGCGCCATGCGCAACGACGCGCCGATTATTGACGTTTACGAAAGTCGCAAATGAAAGACCCCATTGTCGAAGCCGAACGCATGGAACGATTGGCCGAAGTGCACCGGCTTGCCTCGCGCGTGCATGCCAACCGCGACCGTATAGAACGCAACGGCGCCGAGATTGAACGCAGGGCGCGAGACACTGAAACCGCAAAGATCGAACTGGACGCGGACAGAATTGCACTACATGACGTTGCCGCAAAGCTCGGGCTTGCGCCATCGCGAGTAAAAGAACACATGACCGACGCACTCGTGGGGTTGTTGGTCGAATTGCCGATGCGTAGTGCGGCGCCGACGCACAACATTGACAACGCGATAGGCGATCAACTTGACGAAATCGGCCGCGCTCACAAATGCTTGCGGTACGCTACGGAATCGGACGTTGCATATCGTGCGCGTATCAAAGCGTCAATTCCGCCGATGCCGGCGCCTGTGAAATACTGACCATGCGCGGCGCCCCAGACAGCTACGGCAATTTGCTCGCGACGCGTCAGCGCAACGAACGAGTGTTTGCGTTCGGGTATAGTCATGGCTCGACACCGGACAAAAGCGGATACCGGGATACCCCTGTGGCCAGTGAGCCCCGCCCGAGCGTAGCGAGTAGTCCGGTGTCGAATCCGTTGCAGGACTGGTGTCGCAACTGGTCTTGGACCGAATAGTTTTGCCGAATGCTGAATGGTCTACAGCCTTATTGACTATTCGAATTTAGTCGGCCCTAACGCCCCGTTTGCCTTGTGCACTCGGGGCGTTTTGTATGATGGGGGCAATGGATTACAAAAACCCCCAATACGTGCCGATATTCCGTGAGCGAATGGAACGACTCGCGCGGCTACGTGCAAATCCGCAATTGCTTGCGCCGCTCAAGACGCACTATCGTTCAAATCCAATCGACTTTATCCGTGACTGGGGCGTCACCAGTGACCCACGGAATATCGAACGCGGCCTACCTGCGGTAATTCCGTTAATACCTTTTGAGAAGCAAGTCGAATGGCTCGAATGGTTGCTGCACATGTGGCGCACCGGGCAAAGCGGCCTCACTGAAAAATCGCGCGACATGGGGTGCAGCGTCAACGCAATGGCGCTGTTCTGCACGCTGGCCCTGTTCAATGATGGATTCGTCGGCGGCGTGGGCTCACGCAAAGAAATGCTTGTTGACAAAGTGGGCGACCCTTCCACGCTGTTCTATAAAGCTCGGCAGTTCCTGGCAAACCTGCCGGTTGAATTTCGCGGCGGCTGGAGCGAACGAAACAAGCTCGTGTCAGCGCACATGAAGATCGAAATACCCAATAGCGGTTCGGTGATCATCGGCGAAGCCGGCGACAACATCGGACGCGGCGGCCGAGCCTCAATCTACTTGGTCGATGAATCGGCGTTTCTCACGTCGCCCATGAGCATTGAAGCATCGCTGTCGCAAACCACGCGATGCCGTATCGATCTGTCGTCCGTCAACGGCATGGATAACCCGTTTGCCGAGAAACGTCACAGCGGCAAGGTTCCGGTATTTACGTTTCGTTGGCGTGACGATCCGCGCAAGGATCAAGCATGGTATGACAGCGAGGTCGCACGACTCAACCCGATTGTTGTCGCGCAAGAAATTGACCTTGACTATTCGTCGTCCAAGGAAGGCATCCTTATTCCGTCCGCGTGGGTGCAAGCTGCGATCAATGCGCACGTCAAGCTCAAGATCATGCCCACAGGCGCGCGACGGGCCGGCCTGGACGTAGCGGACGAAGGCATCGATTTGAACGCCTTCAGCGCCCGCTATGGCTTCATGCTGGAGCATATCGAGGCCTGGAGCGGGCAAGGCTCCAACATTTTCAAGACGACAGAGCGTTCCATCATGCTTTGCGACCGTTTGCGCCTGAGCGAATTCGACTACGACAGCGACGGCCTGGGGGTGGGGGTGCGCGGCGACGCCGAACAGATCAACGCTCGGCCCGACCGTCAAGGCAATCAAATCAAGGCGCACGCGTACCGTGGAAGCGAGTCGCCAGTAAATCCGGAAGAAGAAATTATCAAAAGCACGCAGGACAAAAAGGGTCGCACCAACGAAGACTTTTTTAAGAACCGCAAGGCGCAATCGTGGTGGCACATGCGCACGCTATTTGAAAACACTTTCAAGGCCGTGACCATGGGCCATGTGTTCGATCCGTCCGACATCATCAGCATCCCACAGGAATTGCCGAACCGCGATAAGCTCGAAACGGAATTGAGCCAGCCGACCTACTCGATAGACAACGCGGGTAAAATCATTGTCGATAAGGCGCCTGACGGAATGCGTTCTCCAAACTACGCCGACAGCCTCGTTATTTGCTACGCCCCTCAAGCACGCAAGCGCATTGGTGCACTCGGTTTCTAAAAGGAAATTTATGTTCGAAAAACTGTTCGCGTTCATGGCTCGTAAATCCGAACCGGAGCCGGCCGAAGAACCGGAAGAAGACAAGCCACGACGCGATGCGTTCTCGGGAACCTTCAGCACACACAGCGACGGCATGCCGATCAAGCAACGCCTTGCAGGTCTGAAGCGCCTTGCCCCGCGCCTGGAGCGCCCCGACGCGTCCGCCGCTGCTCCGGGTTCCATCGTTGCCGCAATGGACGCGGAAGACGCTGCGTGTGAACAAGGCATGCTCGATGCGTTCGACATGGGCCAGCCGAACATCAGCGGCACCCTGGCCGATTGGTATGGCGCGCAAACGTTTCTCGGGCATCAGCTTGCCGGCATCGTCGCGCAGCACTGGCTTATCGCGAAGGTCTGCGACATGCCCGGCCGTGACGCGATCCGTCACGGGTTCGAAATCACGGCTTCGGACGGCAAGGCGCTTGACCCCGTGGTGTTGTCCAAGATCAAGCGCGCCGACAAAAAGTTCAAGCTGAAAAAGAACCTGCGCGAATTCATCAATTTCGGCCGCGTGTTCGGTATTCGCATTTGCATCTTCGATGTCAATTACGGCGACCGAGCCGCGACCGACGCCGCCTATGAAGCGCCGTTCAACATCGACGGCGTGCGCCCTGGTGCGTACCGGGGGATGATTCAGGTTGACCCGTATTGGTGTTCGCCGGAACTGGACGCGAAGGCCAGCGCACAAGCGAACAGCATGCATTTCTATGAGCCGACTTGGTGGCTCATCAACGGCCGTCGTTATCACCGGTCGCATCTGTGCATCTACCGTCACGGCAGCGTGGCCGACATCCTGAAGCCCTCCTATCTCTATGGGGGCGTACCGGTGCCGCAATTGATCATGGAGCGCGTCTACGGTGCCGAGCGAACCGCCAACGAGGCGCCATTGCTCGCGCTCACGAAACGAACGGTCGTCTACAAAGTGGACATGGCCGAATTCGTCACCAAGCTGCGCGACGGTCTTCGTCGTGTGCGCGACTGGGCCATGTTCTGGAGTAACAACGGTGTGCGCGTCATCGACACCAACGAAGAACACCAGCAAATCGATACGTCGCTGGCCGATATGGATACGGTCATCATGACGCAATACCAACTCGTTGCATCCGCAGGTGGCGTGCCAGCCACGAAGTTACTCGGCACCGCTGCAAAGGGCATGAATGCCACGGGCGAAGGTGACGAATCGAACTACCACGAAGAACTCGAATCCTTGCAGGAACACGAGCTTACGCCGATGGTGGAGCGTCATCATCAATTGACGTTGCGTTCGGAAATGCCGGATGTCAAAGGCGTGGACACAACCATCAGTTGGGAACCACTCGACAGCCCGACCGCAATCGAATGGGCAGAAATCAATTTGAAGAAGGCACAGACGGCCGTCGCATACGGCACGCTCGGCACCATTGACGGCCACGACGAACGCATTCGGCTCGTGCAAGACAAGAACAGCGGTTACGGAATGCTCGTGGTCGATGCGCCAATTGATGAATCGGAAACTGCGGTCGCTGTGAAAGCCGGTGTGTCGCCCCTGGGTACGCCAGCCGCTACCGTCGAAGCGCAGAAATGAAACAGTTCCTGAAGGGCGGCATCCTGCGCCCCTCTGCACGCACGCAAGTGCTGTACGCGAAACGCATGCGCGATCTGATCGAAGCGATGATCAAGGAAACGAAGCGCGAGCTACTGAGCCTGTATCGTTCGGATCAAGCTGACGTGTTGGACGAAGCGGACAGCGTGTATGCCCGGCAGGCGCGCGAGATTGGCGCATTGCCAGCACTTGGCCCCGTCACCGTTGCAATGGATGCATCCCTAGCCGAGCTTGCGCAATCATTGCTTGAACGCGTGCAGGCGAAATTTACGGTAATGTTTGACAGCGCGGCGACGGCCATCAGCGACATGATGGTCAAAGAGACGCTTGCGAACAGTGACCGCGCAATTGCTGTTTCGCTCAAGGAAGCGTCTCAGTCGGTCACGCTGCGCATGACACCGCGCGTCGCGCAAATGGTTGATGCCGGTGCGGCCGAAAGTACCGCATTGATTCGCAGCGTGCCGAGCAAATATCTATCGCAGGTACAGGGCGACGTAATGCGCTCCATCACCAGCGGCAACGGTTTGCAGGATTTGGTGCCGGCCCTGGAGAAGCAGAACGTTAAAACGCTCAATTGGGCCGCCAACGTCGCAAAAGATCAAACGCGCAAGGTGTACAACAACATCAATAAAGCGCGAATGCAAGACGCAGGCGTGAATAAATTCGAGTGGATTCACAGCGGTGGGTCGAACAAACCACGCAAATTCCATCTTGACCACGCGCCGGCCGGCTTGAACGGTGGTATTTTCGACTTCAACAACCCACCTATAATCGATGAAAACACGGGTGAGCGTGGAATTCCTGGGCAATTGCCCTACTGCGGATGCACGATGCGGCCTATTATCGATTTGAGCAACGAGGAATGACATGGAACAAGTAACGGGCGCGGGTATTGTTTTTTGCTCGCAAGGCAAAGTCTTGCTGCTTTGCCGTCCCGATGGTTCATGGGGCATCCCGGCCGGCAAGATCGAAGACGGCGAGACGGCCCCACAGGCAGCAATTCGCGAGACGCTGGAAGAAACCGGCTTCACAACTGCCGAACTGACCGCACCCATGAAGGTCGTTAACAACTCGGACGGCTGCACGTTCTATGCGTTTCATCAGGAATTGGAAGCGCCATTCAATGCCGTTATTAACGACGAACACATGGCGTGTGGTTGGTTTCCGTTTGAATTGCTGCCGGCCCCGCTGTTCGAATGCACGGGCGAATTGATTGCCATGGCACAGGCCACTGCCGTGATGGATCGTGCTGACGCAAGCGCGCGTTTGCTCGATGCGAACGGTTGGTTCGAAATCAAGCGCAACCCCATCAGCAAGGCCGGCGTATTTCCGTACCTGGGCAAACACATTCCCGGTGCCGACCCGAACGTCATGTATCAGGTTTATCGTCCGGTCGAAGAATTGGCGAACCCTGAAACCATCAATTCCGCAAAGCTGCTGCCATGGATCGATAACCACGTCATGCTCGGCAATGGTCAACCACGCACCGTGCCGGCCGAGCAAAAAGGCGTGCAAGGTGTCATCGGGCAAGAGGTTTTTTTCGAGGGGGACACGCTATATGGAAACCTGAAACTATTTTCCGGCGAACATGGCACTCTAATTAACTCCGGTAAAAGAGAGTTATCATTGGGTTTCCGCTGTCGCTACGAATTGGCTCCGGGCGTTTTTAACGGTCAAGCCTACACGTACGTTCAACGCCAAATTCGAGGCAACCATATCGCTTCGGTTGACGATGGACGAATGGGGCCGGAAGTCGCGGTTCTCGATTCACTTTCATTCACGTTTGACGCAAAGGATTTTCAAATGGCAACACCCGACGACAAGAAGCCCGGCGAGGGCGAAGGCGGCGAAAAAGAAATGACCATCAGCGAGCTTACTGCCCTGGTCAAAACTCTCGGCCCGCAGATCAAGGCAATTCAAGACGCAATGGCCGCGCTCACGACCACCCCGGCCGCCGCTGCCGTCGTGGAAGACGCCGACAAGGCCATGACCCCCGAAGCCATCGCCGCCGACGCGCGCGACAAGGGCGCCGCTGCTGGCAAGGGTGCAGCCGATGCCGCCATCGCCGCCGCAATGGTGTCGATGCCCCTGACGCTCGCCAAACAGTTCCATGCTCGCGATCAACTCGTGCAGCGCCTGTCGCCTCATGTCGGCGTGTTCGACGCATCCGACAAGACGCACGGCGACGTGGTGGCGTACGGCTTGGAAAAGCTCGGCGTGAAAGACAAGGCACCGGCCGGCAGCGAAGCCGTCTACCTCGATGCCTACCTGTCGGCACTGCCGGCGCCCACGCGTGTCCGTGCGCTCGGTCGTGTGGCCGAAGTGACCGACGCCCGCGACACCGATCCGGAAGCCGCGCCCGACTGGCTGCGCGCCCACACGGGCGAATAAGCCGAACCGTCAACAACTGGAGAACAAAACATGTTCCAAAAAACGATTGCCTTCAACCAAGGTTCGGGCATCCCCGGCGAGTACGCACTTGACGACCGTGGCGCGCGCGCCGAACCCGGCCTGCTGCGTTCGGCATCGGCCGTCAACAACGTCTTCGGCCGCGTCTTCACGATGCTGGCGACGGACCCCGGCGTGTTCCGTGCGGGCAATCCTGGCGGCACGGGCGTTCGTCCGGCCATCATGACCAGCCCGAAGCAGAACGTATCGGCCGGCACCGCTGTCGATGGCACGCTGGCCCCGACGATGACCCTGCGCAACGAAGAAATCGCCGAATTCACCACGAACCATGCCGGCATCTGGGTGACGACCGACAGCGCCGCGCGCCCTGGCGACATCGTGCGGTTCCTGCTGACGACCGGCGTCATTCACATCGTGCCGCCCGGCACTGCCGATGACCCGCTCTACGCCGATCTGCCCGGCGCCCGCGTGGTGCGCTACCCGCAACCCACCGTCCCCGGCCTCTGCGTCGTGGCAATCTCGGCCCCGTAAGGCTGTCACGACATCAAAGGAGAAACAGCAATGGCAAAAATCAGCACCGTTCACAGCAATATCGCAGGCCGCAACGTGCGCGCCCTGGCGATCAAGCCCGAACAAGAGGCCGCTTTTGCGCAGGGTTACCAACACCTGCGCAAGCTCGGCTTCGAATTCCATCCCGAAGCGCTGGAGGGCATGCTCGAAGCGCACGGCTTCGACGCGTCCGACATGGCGCCCGTGCCGCTCGCAGGCGTGACCACGCCGACGATTCCCGGCCTCGTGCAGTTCCTGCAAGCATGGTTGCCCGGCTTCGTTCGTGTGCTGACCGCGCCCCGCGTGGCAGACGAACTGTTGGGTATTCAGACCGTGGGCGCCTGGGAAGACGAAGAAGTCGTACAGGGCATTCTGGAAGGTCTGGGCACCGCCGTTCCCTACACCGACCATGGCAACGTGCCGCTGTCCTCGTGGAACGTCAACTACGAACGCCGCACGGTGCTGCGTTTCGAATCGGGCCTGGAAGTCGGCCGCCTGGAAGAACTGCGCTCCGCACGTATCCGCGTGTCCACGTCGGCCGAGAAGCGCACCAGCGCGGCCGAAGCGCTCGACATCCTGCGCAACCGCATCGCCTTCTTCGGCTACAACTCCGGCACGAACCGCACGTTCGGCATGCTCAATGAGCCGAACCTGTCGGCGTACGTGAGCGTCGCGGCCACGGGCACCGGTGGCAATACCGAGTGGTCCACCAAGACCTACCTTCAGATTCAAGGCGACCTGCGCGTCATGATTCAAGGTATCCGCGTTTCCACCAAGGGCCGGATCAACCCGAGCAAGGACGCGCTGACGCTGGTGCTGCCCACGAGTGCAATCGACTTCCTGTCGGTCACGAGCGAATTCGGCAACAGCGTGTGGGATTGGCTGCGCGAGTCGTATCCGAAGCTGCGTATCGAATCGGCTCCGGAATTCGACGCGGCCAACGGCGGCGAAAACGTGGCGTACATCTACGCCGAAAGCATCGCCGATGGCGGCAGTGACGGCGGCAACGTGTGGGCACAACTGGTGCCGACGAAGTTCTTTGCGCTGGGTGTCGAAAAGCGCGTGAAGACCTACGTGGAAGACTTCGCCAACGCGACGGCCGGCGTGCTGCTGAAGCGCCCGTTCGCGGTCAACCGCTACACGGGTCTGTAAACCCGCCTGGGCCTCGCGGTCTACAATGAAGGCGGCCGGGAAACTGGCCGCCTTTTTTCTTATTCACTTTCGGAGATTCGCACATGAGCAAATACATTTTTTCCACGCTGCCCGCTTCGCAAGCGTACACCTCGCACAAGCCGTCCGGCGACATCATGATTCCCGAACGATCGGTTGTCATCAAGGGCGGTGCTGGTGTTGCCGACAAGCGCTATGAAACGGCGCCCGGCGTCATGACCGAAGTCAGCGCCGAGGAATACGAATTCCTGCAACAGAACCCCGTGTTCAAGCGCCACGTTGAACGCAAGTTCATTTTCGTTTCCGACAAGGCCGTCGAAGTCGAAGTTGCTGCCGCCGACATGGACCGCGCGAGCGGCGACATGCCCCTGACGCCCGAGCAACTGAAGGCCGAAGGTCTGCCCGTTCCCACGCACGGTAGCGGCGCGCGCAAGGGTAAGTAATGGCCATCCCTGCAATCGACATCGCAAGGTTCCGCACGCTGTTCCCGCAGTTTGCGAACGAGACGCTATACCCCGACACCACAATCGAGGCGTGGTGGATCATGGCGAATTGTTCGATGCAGGAACCGCCGTGCCTCTGCCTGACCGACGACTGTGGTTCGCTCATGCTGTACCTGATGACCGCGCATATTGGTGCGCTGTTGACGCGGGCAGCAACGAGCGCCGCAGTCGGCGTGGTCACGTCGGCCACCATCGATAAAGTGACGGTGAGCTTCAGCCC